CATCGCCACCAATACTCGATCATTGGCTGACGGAGTGTAACTGCCAAGATAAGGATAAGTCCGCATACTTGCCACGCTCTCACCGTCAAACTGGACCGTTGGTCTGCCTGACACGTACTCTTCCGGGATCGTGCCAATCAAAAAGGACGGAGGATTTCTCCCCTGTCCCTTCATAATGTCGAGAAACTCTTCAACTCTCATGTTGCACCGCCTTAAATCGAAATAACGCGCCTAATCCAATGTTTCATCTTTGCTCCGGCCTTCAATTCAAAGCTCCATTCGGTTTCGCTATACTTCGCGCTTATGCCTAAGACTGAGAAGGTAAGTGTAAAACAATCGGAGTCAGAGTGCATCGGCATAATGGCTGTGTCTAGGCTTACTTGCTCATACACTTGTGATGCCTCGAAGGCCGATCTCAGCACCTTGGCATCCAAGCTCGCTTGGTCGGCCGCTTCTTCCCCCTCTCGGTAGTCCACAATCGTCCTGTCCCTACTGACTGTACTCGTCAAACTGTCAGGGTTATCATTAGTGTAAGTGCTTACTAGGGGTTCCCTATCGGATTCTGAGCAAACTAAAACCCACTTATTAGGGATAGCAAACAAATCTAGTCCTTGCTCAACTTCGGGGAATATGACGCTTTGATCATCGTCGGCGTAGGTGTATTCACTCGCTCGAACAGCCGGGGAAACGTAAGGCTGAGCCACTGCAAACCCATTCTCATCCATGATTAAGGAGCGATAGTTAATCGCTCCTAGTAGGTCATTTATAATTTGCAGTTTTGTAGTGCCTGGTGCCCAATCCCGGGCAGTCGGCAGGGCTTTATCTATCGGGGTTAGGTTCTGATCTGTAAGCCCCACACTATCCAAAACCGTTTTTACCGCCGCAATATAATTTGTGAACGCTGCAACAGTGTACCGATCCGCGACCTTATCGTCAGTTAGGACTTGCAATAAGTCATATGCTTCAACCACTCGGGTTACTACACCAGCCGCATTCACCTTTCGTGGGGGGGTACTGAGTATAAATACTCCTTGAGGGAATTCGGCGTATCTCCCATCGGGCATCTTTAGTCTTACCCAGGGCTTAATTCGATCGGAAAGAAAATCAATCGAGCTGTCATCTCTAAGCATAAATCGTGCAGTACGTTTTATATCTGCAAGTGCATTATTAGAGACCGAGGTGGCCAGAACATTGTCCAGCCGCCTCTTAAATTTGTTATGACTATCTAGGAGATCATACCTAAATGCCAGGTGCCTGTTCGATGCGTGGAGGGCCTTTTTTACCTGGTCAACGGTATAACCATTACGAGAAAGCGATTGCAATTAAACCGCCTCCTCGTAACTCGTTTTGTTAATCTGCACCGTTATGTTATTGCCAAAGGTGTTGTCCTTCCAAGGTAACGATAACACCACTCCAAACATCTTACGACCTCGACCATCCCTAAAGCATAGAGTTGACTTCAATTTGATAAGAGCATCTAGTTTGGCATAATCTTCGCTATCCCTTAGCATTTGCAATTGAGCTGAAATGCTCTCTTCTTCCGCTTCGCCGAACTCCACCGACGCACTTTTGCGTCCTGCAAATTGCATCATGGCCGCTTCGGGTGCCCAATCCAAACTTCTTCCGCTACCATCCCACACAAAGTTATGGACCGTCACTACTGGATCGGATACATCGTGGAGCCATACACCCTCGAAGGTTATGCTTTGACTTCCGACTGTGCTTTCCGCGATTGCCCCACTATCCCCGATGGCCTTGGCTTTATACTCGTAAACTTGACCGCTTGCCACGGCATAATCGCTATATCCACCCAACACGTCTGTAGCAATCCTTTCCCATGCGCTTTCGCCCTGTTTGCGTCTATAAATATCGTTACCTGTGACTGTTGGCTCGGTTCCTGTTGGAGTAGGGTTTGTTACCGCTATCCCAATGTACCCCGTTCCTTCGATAACCTCTATTGTCGGTGTTGCTGGCGGTGTATATGACATAGTAATAGTCGATGTTCCCCAATCACTCCACAACCCTTCTGCGTTGCGAATCCTTACTTTAACGGTAAAAATCTCGCCGTTTGTTAGCGCCACCCCTACGGTCTGGGCCTTATTTGTGCTTGTTACGTCGCCAGAGTCCCATGTTACGGCATCAAGGGCATCGACGACGTTTATTTGGTAGCCCGCTTGCCCAAAGCTGGACCACTGAATCGTGGGGCTTGGAATTACTACTGTGCCCGTTGGGGCTGTAACCGTTGGCGTATCCGCCTTGTCTCCAGCCAAGAAGGTTGCTTGAGAAGAATAGGCGCTACTTAATCCAGCTTGATCATAGGTTCTGACTTTCCAAAGGACGTTCCCGTGGGCGAAGGTTCCACCTGGCGCGTCCCAGTATTGATTCGTCGTTGTTTGGGTTATCGTAGTCCAAGTTGATCCTGCATTGACGGAGTACATAAGATCGAATTTAGCTTGAGGGTCAGAATCTGGATCGTTGTGTTGCCAACTCAAACGATTTACTAGTGCTCTATCTATTACCCCGCTCGATGGACTAAGATTAGTTGGTGCTGTGGGCGCTTGGTTGTGCAGGATTGTAAATACGCCGTCGCTTGTATCCCAAGGGCCATAGCTTACGCCATCGTAGGCGCGAACGCGAATTAGGCAAGTGCTAGACTGGGCCTCTGGCGTAAAGTCGTAGACGTAGGACGTTGCCCCTGCTGCGGTTAGGGCTACAATGTCGTGGTAGTTTAGGCCGTTGTCTGTGCTTAATTGGATTTGATACTGCAAACTTGCTTGAGGCGTTGATTGATTCGTGTAAACCTTAAAATATGTGTCTGCTGACCCAGTTGTCCACGTTGACCCATCATAACTCACCCAACCACCTGATGTGTAGACATCCGCCCCATTATATTCTAAACGTAGTTGATATGCGGACGTGTTTTCCACTACCCAAGCTAACATTGTACCGCTAGGAACAGAGAACAACGGGTCAACCGTAATCTTTTGTGATACCGCCGTTACTGGAACGACAATATCTGTACTAAAGTACACATTACTCATATCAGGCAATCCACCTGTTGTCCCGACGATCTTAAATGGAACGCTCACCTGCCCGCTTGAGCAAGACGGCATTATCTCGACAGCAGTAATAAAGTCAGGAGTTGTTGTTGTAAAGGTTTGTCCTTTCTTTATACCTGCATTAAATAATGTACCTGATCCACCAACTACACTTATCGCTGTCTCTTCTGCCCCAAGGTCAGTCGATGCCGTCCATGTTGCTGTGTGCTCTGCGTTCCAAGTTTCACCGCCATTTGGAACAGTTAATACTGGTGCGGAGGGTAGCTCATTATAGGTTATGGTGAGTTTTGGACGTTGAGACACATTAGCCGTATAATCTGAACTACGAAACCCCTTGAATGTTCCGGAGATAGTCTCATTACCAATTAAACATAATCCATTGTCAGAAAAACTATCATCTATAACTCCTTGATAAAAATTTGATACATCCCACATATAAGGTAGTGCGGTAGCTGTAATTGTCACTGTGTCCATAGCGACAGGATCATAAGTTGGTTGAGTATTCCACGTTATATTTTCTGCCCACTCTCCTGTGACCCTATGAACACTTACATCATAGTCTGTCGATGAATACTCACCACCGCAAACTAAAGTAATATATGCACTCAAAATAGTTCCAGAAATACCAGATACATCAAATTTTATTAATGATCTATACTTCAAACTACTAGTTCCAGTACCGGCATATATAAGAGTAGCAGTTTCATAACTATTATTAAGGTAAGCTTCAGTTACATAAGTGTCCACACCTACTGTTGCATCTGGTTGAATCGTCACCGTAGGGTCAATCACGATCGGATAAACTAGCCCTGTTACGTCCGCGACTAAATCCAAAAAGGTCTTATCGGCCTCAATGCGGAACGTCTGCGGCACATCACGCTTTACCCCGTTAGCGTCCTCTAGCCATGCGGGTTGTAATGCTAACTCGCTACCCAATGCCCCTATAACCTCAAAAGAAAACGCCGTTGGCGCTTTGGATGTTTTGAGCATCAAAGTCTCTTTTATGCCCTTGTCGGTGATCTGCAAGGATACGTCTGTATCGTTCCAGGCATCCTGGTAGTCTATCTTGTTGTTATCGTCGTCGCGGACATAACCCTTAGAGGGCGAACAATTCACCGGCTTAAATGTTACCTTGTCCGCGCCCTTGCCTATTGTGTAGCCTCGCTTGATGACGCGCGGGATCTTAGCAAAAAAGGGTACCTTCAATGCCTGGAAATCAAATAAATCTCGGTTTAAACTGTTTGCTTTTTTGGCGGCAATCGCTAGTCCACGGGCCTTGTTGTAGTCCATTTTGCCGTGCTTATTTACGGGGAAATCCCAAGAGTCGAAATCCGCCTCGTCGTGCAGGGCCGTATCTATGTTTTGATAGTGCCCGCTTTCATCTTCGTAGTGAGCCTGGCCCATAAAAATTACCGCCTGCTTGGAGCCGTCGGCGAGGTGATAGGTTTTTGTGTTTGGGGTGCGTTTCCAGACCTCTTCCCAGAGGACCGCTTGATTGGTTGACATATTACACCCCCTGCCTTGCGACTTGTGGGAACCGATTAAAGAAGTCTGAGACGGACTTCATTTCTGCAAGATCTTTAGCCGGAATAACGATACTTCCAGGCGTGAATGTGTATGAGTTTTGGGTCATGGCACCCCCAGCACCTGAACCATTCACTCCAATAGAGCTACCATCCGGCATTACTGCACTCGTATACAAGCCATCTAGCGCATCCTTTACGTTACTTACTCCTGAAGTAATACCTACAGCCATGCCAAGTGAAACGTTTTTTCCGATTTCTGCAAAGACTGTGGATGGTGAATGAATACCAAGTGCGGCTTTCATCCCCGCGATTAAACCTGATGCAAATTCTTTTATTTTTTGTTTGATCCAGGATGCCATTCCATTGATACCCTTCCATAGTCCCTCGACAAGGTTTCCGCCTATAGTTAACATCTCGCCAGGCAATTCTTCAAAGAATCCGGTAATAGTGGATATTACTTTTGGTATCTCCGTAGTAACTTTTGTTTTCATATTGGTTATCCAAGTTACTAAATTGGTTACAACATCACTTAAAGTCTTACCGATTTTCCCTGGTAACTCCGCATAGAAGTTTACAATTTTCAGTATGAATTTGGGAACTTCTGTAGCTACCCAATTAATCGCACTGGTTCCCCACTCTCCTATTTTGGTCATCACGTTAGTGAATACTTCCGCTATTTTACCGGGTAACTCCAAATAAAAATTAATAATTCCCGTTATGAATTTTGGTACTTCCGTAGCTACCCAAGAGACAACATCTACACCCCACTTGATTATTGTCCCAAGGGCATACCCGAGAGCGTAACCAATCTTACCCGGTAATTCACTAAAGAAAACTGTAACACTCTCAATCACTTGAGGTATTGCCGTTGATACCCATGCAATTAAATTCTGGCCCCACTGTGAAACTGCCGCTATAGCCTGTGTTAATGCCACTGAAATGGCACCAGGAAGTTGGCTGAAGAACGCCTTAATTCCTTCCCACGCGGTTGATATTGTAGTCGTAATACCGGTCCAAAGATTACCGAAGAACTCTTTGATCGGACCCCAGTTCGTTATGATTAAATAAGCAGCCGCCGCAAGGGCCGCAATAATCGCTATGGCTATACCGATCGGCCCGGTTATTATAGCCATCGCCCCGCCAGCAGCTGATACTGCTCCTGAAGCCGCCGAAAACGCTCCGGCTATGGTTCCAACCGAAGTAATCAATGTGCCTAGTATAACTAATACAGGTCCAATCGCCGCGGCAATACCAGCGATGACCAATACCGTCTTTTGCCCTTCCGGGGACAGTTTGCCAAACCAATCGGCAAGAGATTTTATTGCAGGAGCGACGGTGTTTTTAATGATATCAGCAAGAGGTAAAAGCGCCGGTCCTACGACAAGTTGGACCTCGCGCAAGGCTTTTGTGATTTCAAGACCGGGATTGTTCGCATTCATGGCCGCTGCGGCTGAATCACTAGCCCCTTTGAAATCACCGATGCCCTTCATCCCGTCGGCCATGGCAACAATAACTTTACTTCGAACATCTTCCCATTGGGATCCAAATAAAGCCGTTCCCGCCGCGTTCTGTTGCATCGGGTCTTTCATAGCTGCCAGGGCCGTTACGGTAGCTGCAAAGGCTTTCTGCCCATCTTCGCCGCCTTTGGCTATGGCAGCACCCATTTGATTAGCGTTTAATCCTATCGCCGCAAATCCTTCAGCCGTGGAATCACTACCATCCTGAGCGCGAAGATTAAACTCTTTAACACTGTCCCCAACTTTATCCAAGTTGAAGGCTCCTGCTTGAGCACCAGCAATTAAAACACCCATCATTTGGTCGACTGACATGCCCATCGACTGGAATTGTGGTGAATATTCGTTCAAGGTATCAAGGAGTTCTCCTGAGTAGTCCCCGCCCTTTTGAAATCCTACGGTTATGAGGTCCAACGCATCTTGACTGTTCATCCCGAAATTCTTCATCAAAGTGCCAGCCGTTTTGGTCGTATCCCCAACATCTGCACCAAACAATGTGGCAATCGTCATGGCCGCCTCAGAGACTTTTTGCATCTCATCTTCAGCTAGATGACCCATGTTAAGTCTGACCGTGGAGATTACATCATTGACTTCTCCGATGTTTTCGCCAAAGCCATTAACCCACACGGCCTGCGCTACGGCTTCAAGGTCGGCGGCTTCATCAGCAGTAATTCCGAGGGACGCTTGGAGCTTTCCCTGTGCCAACTCGGCGTCGATGGCACCCTTGAGCATCGCTCCACCAGCCGCGACAATGGGAGCGGTAACTCCCATGGACATTTTCTCTCCGGCACCTTTAATCGTTTCCCCGGCTTTATTTATGCTTTCGGCTGACTCTCCGACCCGCTGGCCCAACGTTCGAGCTGCTTCACCGGTATCATTGAGCCTTGCCTCGAACGCTCGTAACTGTTGCTCTGTGGCGACAACCTCACGCTGAAAGGCCCGGTATTGTCCTTCGTTTATTTCTCCTGCTGCAAACTGAGCATTGATCTGTTCTTGGGCCGCTTTAAGCCGATCAAGTTTCTCCTTGGTGTTCTCCACAGCATTCGTTAGTAATTGCTGTTTTTGTGCCAGCAGTTCAGTGTTTGAAGGGTCCAGTTTAAGAAGTCGCTCGACCTGTCTGAGTTCACCTTGGATGTCCCGGCTGTTTTTATTAACGTCAGCTAGGGCCTTGGAAAGCCCTGTGGTATCTCCCTCGATTAAAACCGAAATTCCCTTAATTGTTTCTGCCATTAACTCACCACCTCTATGCTAAAAGACGATCGATATCTTCCTGGGTCGCCTTGCGCGGCTTATTATCTTCGGCCCCGGAGTACGTTCTAGCATAAACGAACAGGTCCCTAACCCTAAACTCGTTCATCTCAGCAAATGTTAAGCCGGACCGTTTTCCAATGGCTAGTATTTCTAAGTCAAGCCGTTCTGGATCGCGATCACTTTTTGATTTGCCCTTGCTTCCCTCTACGAAAAAAGCCGTCGGCGGCTTCCTCCAAGGCCGCGGAAAGAACCTCTGAATCTGAAAAGTCAAACCCGTCAAGTGTAGAAAGCCAGCCCTCAAAACTCGGGAATCTCTCAGGGTGAGCATCTGCTTTAGCCATGGCCCAAATAAGCTGCAAGAGCGCAACACTGTCAAGTTTGGAGGGGTCCGTAGTTAAGACTTGCATCTTAACGAGATCACCAAGAAGATCCGACTTAAATTCCTGCTTATAGTACAAAAGGGCCAGAGGCGTTGCTCTAACCCGTACTTTAGATTCACCTATGACTAATTCACGCATCTAATTTATACCCCCGCTGCTGGGATTGTAACTGCGGTGAAGAAAGCGTTATAAGCTGTAGCGTTTGTATCTGACAATTCCATAACACCTTTTACAATACGCTTTCCACCAACCTCAATCGGAGTGATAACCAAGCTTAATGTGTCAGTTGCAGGTTCAACTGATTCTCCTTTGGTTTTGTTTTCAGTCGCTGGCCGACTAGCTTTGCAGTTATAATAAACAAATCTCCGGTCCTTAACATCCCCTTCGACTTGCCCAAGCAAAGCAAATTCTTTAGCCACTCCGTCGGCATCTTCGACTAACATCCCGTTGGTATCTACGGTCCACCCTAACATTTCAGCTAAAACCGCATCAGGAACTAGGGCCATTTCTAAGTCTGCGGTGTAGCCATTATTGGATGTTGAGAAATAATATTGCTGATTATCAGCGTAGAAAGTAACCTCTTTGCCCTCTGCTTTTGGCTTATAGCTAACGGCTCCGAGAATAGCCGTCGGAGCTTCCCATGCTGGCTCGCCAAGTACATCAGCGGTCCTAAACGCAACATAGACCTGTTCCAATCCGTATGTGATTTTATTTGCCATGATTACCCTCCAATCAGTTGAATTTCATAAATGATCTGCCGAAGATTCTCGGAATCAATCCAAGCCTCTATTTTGGAATATGGCAGGCGTAACTCTCTGAGTTTATCCTGAACTAACTTCTCCTTGGCGGGGTCCTTTTTGGCTGTGTAAAGCTCGACCTGAAAATTGCTTATTTCAAAGTAGTTCTGATTGTCCGCCTTGAGATCATTGTCGTTGGAGAATTGATAAGTAATAAATGGCGGCAGTGGAGCTGGATTCTCAGGCGTACTAACAAATTCACCATAGGCCACAGGCATACCTAGGCTTTTGAGCGCCGTGAATAATTCTGCTTGTGTCATTCTCCACCACCCCGCTCTATAATTCTCCTGATATGGCCAGGTAACGGAACGCCGTACTTCTCATAGGCTGGACGGACGTGTGGAAAGGCTCGCGTTCTCCCTCCGTTACGCTTTGCATGGCCGAATTCTAAGAGATGGACTAGCCGGTAATGGCTTTTATTCCAGACAACGCGCCTTGTCACCCCAGGCTCGTCGGCCTTCGTCTTTTTCCATCCCTTAGAATAGTCTCCGCTTCGATCGGTGTAGGTGTAGTTTGTTTTTACCTCCGAGAGCACCTGGTCTGCGGTTTCATCCACTTTTTTTGCGATTGCCTCAGACACATCTTCGGTGTATTCTCGGACAGCGTTAGCAATCTCGTCGGCCAGTTGGTCAATACTAACCATCGGCAGCCACCCTCTCACAGGAGAGGCGGAGCTTTTCGCCGCGTCCCTCCGTGCGGATAATGCGGTACATAATGTTGTTGTGCTTCAGTTTTTCTTCGCCTTGGTATTCCCTAGTGTAAATCTCAAATCTCTTCTCCGGCCTAAGACCGGCAACGGCAGCGTTATAGTGTTCACCAGATCCAACCGACAGTTCTCCGGCATATACTAGACGTTCCGTTAGTGTACTGATCTGATTTCCAATATCATCTTTAGAAATGGTTGATCTAAGCAAATATATCGCTTGGTCCTGCCTCATTCACGCCACCTACATTTTAAATTGTCGTAAAGACTATCACCCTGTAACCCAACGTCTGGCCAGAATAAGCAGTCGCGGTGTCTACCACTATCGCGTATTTTGTGGCGGCATCCAAGTCGATATCTGGTTTTAGTGTGAGTATTTTGCCGGTGATATCCATGGATGCCGTTATGGTGATCAGGGCAAGTGTGTCATGGTTGACAATCCTCAATTTATAACTTTCAATCCTGCTATTAAACGTAAGAACTGGTTGCACACCAACCGTAACACCCACTGCATCGTCTACAGGATTGCTTGACACGGCCAATTTTGCGCTTCCGATTGCCAACTGGCTTAGTAAAGTATTAAAGGCGGAAGAGAACTTAATCTCCCCGCCTCCTACGTTCCACAGGTCAGCAACACCCATGACAATAACGCCGACAGCTAAATCATCGACCATCATTTCATCGGATACACCTGCCCGCTTCATGTATGACTTTACCGCCAGAAGTTTTTGACTAAGGACCCCATCGAAAGCCAAGCTTTCGACCTGGATGTTGAGTCCTTTTTTACATTCGGCCAAAAGCTCAGCGTCAGTCATTCGATCACCTCATATGATTTCGGATTGGGCACAAAAGAATTATGCCTTCTTGATCAGAAGGGCTCCATTTTTGTCCGATAGTTTACCGTCAGCAATCATGGTTGATTTACTGATCCATTCGTCGGTGTCTTCGTTGAAGTAGCGCTTAAAGGTCATCGACATGTTGGTGTTGACTGTATAGCTGTTCAACTTGCAGACGATACCGATAACGTCACCCAAAAGAGCATCATCGATGGACGGCAAGTACTCTTCCACAGGGATTACTTCTTTACCCAGAAATCGTTCGACCTGAGTGCCATCCAGTCCATAGGTGGTTCGAGCGACAGGCTGACCATTAATGTCAACCATCCCAACGATATACTTGTTCCAGTCGGCATCATTCAAAATAATGACGGCACCATTTCGATAACTCCGTGGTAGTTTGGCAAGAAGTGTGGTCCAAGTGTTGTATTCCCCAAGATCCGCTGCTGCAACCGTAACGATTTGGGCTGCGGGGATATCTGGATCCTTGGCAATACCGAGGGGTTGTCCAGTACCAGAACCGGAAATGATGGATTGTTCAAGCGCAACAATCATGGCCTCATAGATGTTGTCGGAGATCGCAGATTCAAAGGCCGGCAGAGCAACGGTTCCAGCAACAATTTCAACCGCGACTCGACACTGGAGCTTATGATACGAGAAGGAAATGCTTCCCGTCGTCTTCTTTTGTTTATCGGATACCGTGCCTGCGGTTGTCCAGGTAGCTACGGGTTTTAGGGCTGATGTGGGTTGCTCCACACCGCCTAGGATACTGGTCTTATTAATTTTGGCCCAGATCGTTCCATAGTCCTTCATCTTCTCGATGATGTTATTGAGGACCGTGGTTGGAATGATGGTGCCAATATCCCCTGTTCCCGTCGTGGCATCCGCACGGAACTCTAGGATATCGGATTTAATGCCCCTCTGCACATAATCCATGAAAGCGGAACGGTATTCCGTAGTATCGTATTGATCGACGGAGCGTTGTTCATGTGGTTGGCCACCATCTGCGCCGTAGGTGGCGAGGACATTGAGCCTACCCACGGGCATGCTGCGTTGTTCGCCGGTTGTGCCAGGTTTTGGCTCACCTCGGAATTCGGCATCCGTTACAGGTGGTGTTGGTTCGTCAGGGATCTCATCAATCAGGCCGCGAAGCTCTGCAATTTCTGAGTTTAAGGTATCCATTTCTACTCCGATGGAACGAACCTCTACGACATCGGTCGAGGCATTACTCCTGGTGGTTAGTTCAGCCTTTCTCGCTTCTTTAGTAGCTAGCATGGCTATTAGTTTCTTTTTCATTTATTCGATCACCTTACCCTTTCATCCGGTTTTGATTTTTCAACTTCTCTAGTTCCAGTGCTTGCTCGTTTTTGGATTGTTCCGATGCTCTTGACCTGGCATTCTCCAATGCGAGTTTATCCACGCTATCCAGTGCTTCGTCGCGAGCCATTATGTTTGTCTCCTCATATTGAGGGGACCACAATGCAGATATCTCATGAATCTTCTTGAACCTTAAGATCTCTCTGGTCGGCAAATCGCTGTCGAGGTTGAACCATTTCTCCTCCTTGACGGAAAATGAAAAGCTCATCCCAGTGATGTCCTGCCGTTTGATGGCGGAATACAAGGCCTTGGCTTCAGCGTTGTTTTCTATATCCAGCTTGGTTCTAAACTCTAAACCTCGTTCCGTAACCATGAGCTGCATGGAGGAATTAGCGTTGTTGTTTCGGCTTCTGGCCAGCGGTATCGCTCGGCCGTTATGGTGAATAAAAAATGGCACATCCTTTAAGTCTGCACCATCAAGAGCTCCTCGTTTAATAACCTCTATAAACCAATTACCTACATTGGTTTCAACCTCATAAGGAATCGCAAAGCCTTCGACGATAGCCTCTGGCTCGTCTTGACTCGGTTCTAAGGCTCTGATTTCTTGAACCTCATAGAACCGATTAAGATTGTCCTCTCGCTGTTCTGGTATCTTCTGACCCAAGTCTTTAATCCCCCTTACTCTCCGTTTTTGTTTTCGACTGATTCATTTGGTACGCCGATATTAGGCTCTTATCAATATAGTTCAAGCTCTGTGTAATTCGTTCTCCGCCATTAATCGGTGGGTATCCCAACAATGCTAACTTTTGATTATCTGATAACAACCCTTGTTCCCCCGCCGTCTTCACTAGTTCAAGCTTGGATTTTGTACTTAGGTACATCATGTCTCGTTGGTAAAAAACGATCTCGTTACCCACATCAAGCTCTCGTTGTGTAAACAAGGTCTTAGAAAAGGCTTGCCCTAAACTGATAAGGATGGGTTCCAATTTCTTCTCATACCAGGCTTGGTACTGCTCATCCGTAAAGTCGCCCCGGAGGATACAGGCCGGAACACCGATGTAATTGAGGACTTTGTTTTCTAGGAATTCCATGGTGTCCTTGTCGATGAGCTTGGGGTCTGAGGTAATAGGAGTGTAATCGCCCTTGAGATCCATGGGCAAAATACCTGTCTTGCCACTAACAATCTTAGCCTCAAACTTCTCGCGCTCGGCTTGTTGTTTTTCGTCATCCAACATGGTATTTATTTTCAAAATGCCACGGACGGAAAGACTCGTCTTAATCGCCTTTCCGATTCCTTGAAGAACAGTGTCATTGATCTCCAAGACCTTGAGCAGAGCAGCATTATCAGGCTGGCCATTCCTACCCCCGCCCATGATCGAGTTAATACTGAACTTCTTACGCAGGTGGATCACATCTGAGTAAGCGAGGATGACGTTATCTCCACTCTCGAAGCGAAGGTCAACAAAGAGTTTTCCAGTGGAGTCCTGAACAAAGTCGACTTGCCTCGGGTCTAAAGGGTAGATCGCGGTGTAATTGATATATGGCTTTCCTTGGTTGTCGAAGAACATTTCGTAAACGGGATAAATGAATGCGTTACAGTTCATCTCAAGGAGCCAGATGATTTTTTCGAGGAAGTCTTTGGTGGTCATGAGTTCATTGGGGGCAAATTTAAACAGCCTGTTAAGGCTGCTATTAACGGTGGTCTGCATTCCATTTTTATCCGTTCGGATGTGACGCGGCATCAGCTTAGAACACTCGGTGGCAATGACATCGATGCAGTTTTGTACTACGTCGGAAGCGTAGATGTTTTGGCCGAACTGGCTGAAGATAGGATAGCCTCCATCAAGGAATTTGGCGTACTTTAGCTGCATACGATCACTTCCCGTGAATGCGTTCTTAATTCGCTGGAGTAAGGCCACTGATTCACCCCTTTCTATCATTTATTCGGATAAAGGCTCGATAACAAAACAGCATGTCATCTTCAAGGATGGCATGCTGTTTCTTACTGTTTGAAAAGATTAAGTTCGATAAGAAGGTGTCGTGGTATTATCGGATTTCTTGAATGACGATGTGATCGTTTTAAACTCTTCTCGATAATCGTCAAATTTACTTTGAAGTGACCAAGCAATAACTTGGTTAAACGTTTCTGGTGTCTCAATACAGGTCACATAATAAGATACCTTTAGTTTGTTAATCTCTCCATGAAGGGTATATTGAACTGCTGGGTAATTGTTAATGGTTGTGTTTACTGGCTCACTGATTGATGCATTTATGATCTGTGATTCCATTCCATCTAAAACAATCGATGCATAATCAAAAAGGGTTGTATCCTCAACGAAATCCACTTTCTGTTCGTCCAAAACCATGACATATTTATTAGCCATGGCATTAGCTATTTGCAAAATGGCCTCCTCATTATTGCTATTGTCGATTTTCCAATCATCGGGGGCAATTAGTTGAATGCTACCATCTTCACTAGTAAAGGTTTTATCCACCTTCGTTTTAAACAAGAAATCT